GGCGTGACAGAATTCACACTGCGTGCAGATCTGAAAGAAGCTGTGCTCGGAGCACGGGTTGAAGAGGTGCGACTCTTCATCTTGGAAAATTGTGGTCGTCACACGACCTGCCAAACTAACCACCCAAAGACTCATAGGAAGCTTGGTTTGGCGCCCCCGGCCGAAACCTAACCAGCAATCAGGGCTTCGAATGTCGGATTGATGCAAACACCAGAACGCCACTGGTGAAAGCAAAACACAGCAAGCGAACGCCAGAACGCCACTGACGAAAGCAAGCAAAAGCAAAGAGGCCAAGACTGGGGTTGAGCAACGGCTCTAGAACACTCAGTCAACGCTCCACTCGTTGGCCTCGGGACAACGCCCTCGATCCACCATCCCATGACGGCGAAGAAATTGACGAGGACCTCGGTGGAGGCTGCACAGTGCCGAACCGCGAAAAGCATGCCAGCAATGGCGTCGCGAGGCAATGAGCGCACTCCATCCTTGGTGACGGCACGAAACTCAGCATGGGCGATCAGCTTGGCCAAATTAAGGAAAATGGCCTGCCAACGCCCAGCGACCTTGGTCCACCGATGGGAAGTGAACTCATGGGGCCCCTCGGGGGGGTTTGAGCCTTCACCGCCCTGGAGAACCTTGGTCCTCACGCCGAACGAAGCAAGGAGGATCTCGCAGACAATACCAGCGAACAACAAGTCATCGCCAACCGAAGTGGCACGCTTTGCACCAGCGAACCTGACCTGAGCCTGCCTGATGGGCGAGTTCTGGCCGGACGTGGAAACGTCACCTGAAGCCGTGACCCCAAACTTGAGGCATTCAAACAGGTCCCCGCCGATGCAAGCGACATGCGAAGAACTCAACATGGCCTGCGCGAAAAGCATGCGGTTGAACACACCAACGGACACAGGATTACCACCGTCGACGACAGCGCGTCGGGCGCGCCTCTCGCAGTCGAAGACAATAGCGTCACGAACAACTGAAAGGTCCCAGCCCTCAGCGTCACGGTCAGAAATGTTGCCGAGCTCGCCGAGCCAGTCTAAAACCCGTCCAAAATGATCAATGCCATCGTCGTGATGTCCGATACCAATCGCTTGGCTCTTAAGAGAGCCGAAAGCGTAGGCCAGGATGTCTGACTTGTTCTGACAATGATGAACGAGGTTCTGAACGACCGAATCCAGCAAAGAGCTGGCCCAAATCTGCCGCCAGGAGCGGGAAAGGGCTTTCTTGAGCGTGTGCGCTTCCTTCTTTGTAAAGAGGACAGCAGGGTCCTTCAATGCAAAGTTGACGGCCTCGAGGGGGCGCATGTGCCCGATCCAAGGTGCTGCGATGTAGCGGAGGATCAACCTCTCGATGGAAAGCTCAGTGAGGAGCATACGGTTCCGAGGGTTCTTGAGCCATGTGCCCTTGTTACCCTTGATGTGGTTGGTAGACCACCCCGAAGATTTGTCTCCATCGAAGGAATTGTAGACATGATCCAAGAACTCCGAAAGGTTCTGCTGCCGAGGCGTGGCAAAGGAAGGATTGAAGTCCTTCGCGATGCGGAAAAGCCTGGCCTCAGTCTCCGGATATTCCCGGCAGATCTCCTCCAACAAGTCACGCTGCTCCTGAATACGAGCCGGGTTGATGGCATCCATGTTGGTGCGCAGACTCATCTTCTTTGACTGGTTCTGCAAAGACTCAAAGCTTCCCTTGGGCCCCGAAGGGGGCCAAACGTACTTGCTTGTGAAATCCTCGCGACCAGAGTCAAAGTGATTCGGCTGCATGCCTAGCCTGGAACCAGGGGTCCCAGAAAGAACATTGCGCAAAACTGTCAATGACTCGTCGGACATGGACCTTGCTTTCTCAAAACCACGATCGTAAGACCGGCTCGTCTGGGCGGTCCGGACGAAGACGGGCTCGCCGTTCTCATCAACGAAAACCTCTGAGTCGGTGCAATTGTTCGGGTCGATCTGGCAGGGAGTGATGCCGCCTGAGACCAAGTAATCCGCTGAAAGAGCGAAGGCAGCGGAACTCAACACGTGGTCGAGATCACAACCCTCAAACTCCTTGATGGCGTTGATGTCACGATACACAGCTGCCTTCATCTCCTGCAACTCCGCATCACTAGGCTTACGCAGCTCAACTCCGGCAATCTCAAAGTGAGTCCGAAGGGGCTTGGAGACATCCTGCAAAGTGCAGTAGTCCTTGTAAGACTTGTGAAGCACGCCTCCAACCTCAAGAAAGCGGTTGGTGAACGGCAAGGGATCACTGGCATCTGGCACAAACGTAGGAAGCTGCTCAGGAAGCTCGACCTTTACAGGGAGCTTGACCTCAGCAGACTCAGTCACAATTGGTGGCCCAGAATCGACCTTCTTCCTCCGAGTGCGGCCACCCTGAACGGCGCCGGTAATGGCGCGAACGTCCATCTGACGCCGGAGACGGATTCTAAGGCGGTTGCCATTGAATAGATCCTCCGGCTCTGCGTCAGAGTCTTCAGAATAGGGCTCCTCGGTGCCATATCTGAGTGCTTTCTGGTAGCGCTTCCACATGTCGAAGTACTCCTCATATGTTGCGACGACGCCGAACCTGTTGTCAATCTCCCAAGGCTGTAGCAAAACAAGCTCAAGGGGGTAACCAAACAAGGTAATAGCGTCGTCGGACAGAGGGTCAACGTCATCGTAGGCCCAATTGTGTAGGGCAGCGCGCATGTAATTGATCTGGAAGACTGAGTTTCCACAGTTGTACCAAGACCAAACCTTCGGCATCGAAAGGCGACCAAAAGCCAACCCATCTGGATATGGGGGTGGTCGGGGAATCATTGGATTGTTGGAAGTTGGGATGTAAGAGCCATCCGCAGAGACGGCCCACCAATCCTCGGGATCAATGTCCGGCTCGGTGACGGGCTCATCTCGATCTGAGCGTGGGGATAACTCCGCCTCAGGCTGCGGAAGCCTACATGCGAGAGCGGCCCTACCGGCCTGTGAAACGCGGCCAATGCCGGCGATTTTCCCGTCCCGATAAGCCTGCCCAAGAACGCGAACGTGATCCGCAACCGCAACCCTGTTTTGGTCCTGCTTGGGAACAATGGAACGTGGCGGCGGAGTCGCGGGTCGAATGACGCGCGATGACGACTCTGGTTTGGAGGCTGCCGGAGGAAGGCTAGCAGCGCGCGCTTCCGATCTCGGGACTCCAAGAACGGTGTGCGGTGAAGCAGCAAGTGCGGCCCGAGAGGGCTCCGCCTTCAGCTCAGCAACAACGACAGGCTTGACAGACTGAAAAGCCTCAGAAAAGCCCGCGATAAAAGCCTTGTGTGAAGCACGAACAATCTCGGCGACCAAGGGGTCTTCCAACAAAAGCGTCAGAGCGTCCTCGTGGACCTTGATCTCTGGTGAAGAAAGGTAAACCCCCTCATCAGCCAAACCGGCATTGATGACTTCATAAA